TCGTCGGCTGCGTCAGGTGTGTATGAGAGATCTCTGCATAGCGTCTGCGGATATCATTCACCGCACGAAGCATTGCGTTCTTTTCTTCACGGATGGCCCAGTCTGACTTTTTAACGGCCATAGTATGCCCCGCTACGGTTCCAGAACTCGTCGTTTATTTTGATTTCCTCGCGGTATTCGCCCCGAACTTTATCAACCAAATATTTAGCGTCTTCGTCTAAAGTCGGGTTGCTTATGTTCTGAATGACAATTTCGCCATCGTCGAACGATGTGCGAGTTAATTCGCCTATCACTTTTGCCCGGTCTCGCATGTCCATCACCTTCATCAGGTGAATCGACTGGAGAATCGCCGCTTTGTTTAGGTCTGCGTTTGTGGGGAGCCATAAAGAGCCATCCTGGTTGAGCTGTTTATGATATCTCACAATGTCTTTTGTAGCTTTGACTACACACCGCGTTTGCTCATCTGTGGCTGTTGAAGTCGTAAAGGTAATTGCGTCGTTATCGGACGCTGCCTCAGCCAATGTTGGGTAAAATGTGATTTCGACCGTGCCACTGTTATAGACCGCCCCGATAACTGTGTATGTCGTCGCCGTGCTGTCGTTTGCGATAGTGAATTTGTCACCTGCTGAGATAGGGTTTCCAGAATCCTGAAACCCATCAACGGCCATCGACCTACTGCCCACAGCATAGCCTGCGGCGTTATTGATTGCGCCGATCAGGTCTATACTTGCTGATTGTAACCACTGACGCTCGCCGTTAGCGAGTGCATAGGTGTTTACATCGGCAATGGTGCAGTAGGTCGATTCCATTAGCGAAGTTTACGCGTCCTGTAAGCTTCGGCAATAGTCACAACTTGGCGCAGTTGCGCTGATGGGATATTGTCGAAGGTAACAGCGTTTTCACTGGTCATGAATTGCCATCCGTAATCCCGTGCTACGCGTGAAAGGTTAGCCCAATTTGACGGGGCGGCCTTATACGCGTTTACGTCGCCTTCATACTGTTCGCCTTGGCGCTCTTTCTCTGGGGCTTTTGTTTTCTTTGCGGCCTCAATTTCTGAGCCGCCTTCTACTGGTGTTTTATCTTTCATGTGTTTCTCCTTATGCGCGGAGTTCTTCTTGGCTAAACTCTGCCATATGCTTACCCGATCAAAAGAGCGATGTGCTCAGATTGAACAGCCTTGACTCCCCATGCAAGCGCGACTTCGATATGAATCTGGCGGTACTGTTTCCAGAGCGAGATTTCAAAAGTCAGGCCTGTGTTCGGGTCTGTCATATACATGCGGTCGGCCGCCCCATCACCTTCGATAGGTGCAAGTGGCGCACGAGCAATAAGCTTCAGAGCAGAGCGAGAAAAACCGACATTCGGAGTATATGAGCTTCCGATTGTCATTTCAGTTGTGTCTGCTACTGTCGCACGAATACCAGGGTTACCTATAACGATATCGCCAGTGGTAGCTGTAAGGCCAGTGTTCACGACATACTTGTTGTTTGCATCGGTTGCGAATGTGACAACATCACCGGCTTTGATACCTGTGCTGTTAACTGTACCGCCGTCGAGAGTGATAGTAGTTTGGCCTACAACCTCGCCTGAAGCATTGTTCACGTCGTAACCTGTGCCCGCGCCTGCTGTGTGTGCAGAGATTTGGCCCGATTCATACACCTGAAAACCATGAACTGGCAGCAGTGTGCCGCCGCGCAAAGTTTGATCTGAACCGGCATAAGAAACTACACCGAGATTCGCGAGTGTGCGCATTTTCGCGCCCGCTGCGGTGTTAATCACTATAGCACGGTCTGACATTGGTGCGCCGTTATCGTCAAGGATGCGGCGAATTTCTGCCATATCGATGAGAGACGAACCAAAAGGGGTTGTGCCTGCTGTGCCATATGCGCGCGAAGCGTGAGTATACGCTTCTACGAAAAGGTCGGCTTCGATCTCGTTTACCAAAGCGCGAAACGCCTGAGCGAAACGCTGTGTCTGGATGGTGCCGTAAACGCCTCCGATGCTGCGCTGTTCTTCACCTGTCCACATGATTGGAACCATCTTTGACTTGCTGATGGTCGCGTCTGTGTAGGTCATTGTTTGACCGCCAGAGTCAGGGGCATATGCTCCCGCTGTGATGCTGGTTGTCGATGCTGTAGGCGCGATAGGTGTGCGGATAGTTTGACCTACCGCCGCCTGCTCTGCGCTTGCATCCATTGTCGCTGCCGGGATAAACCCGGTTAATTCACGGGACACGATTTCCCACGCAGTATATGCGTTGTTAATCAGGCCCGTTAGTGTATTTGCACTTGCCATTATTTCCTCACTTAATCAAGCACCTTCCCGCCGTCCTTTATGAATGCGGCCTGAGCCGCAGGGGTCTGCGCGAAAAAGTCGGTTCTGTTCATCTGTTTCGATTGAATGCTTGCAGTCCCGCCGGCTGAACCTGCGCCGGCAGAGAGTGTATTTTGCAGCAAAATCTTATTGTCATCGCGGGCAATCCATTTCGAATATGCTTCGCTGATGTCCAATTCTTGCCCATCGACTTCAGCCACGGTGAGAAATTCGCCGTTCTTTTCGATGAGCTTTGGCTTTGCTTCTGCGTTAAACAGCGTAGCGGCTTTATTGATGTCAATCAAGCCCTTTGTCTGCCCCAATGCCTTGAATACGGAATTGTTCACCTTCTCAGCGTGAAGACTTGCTCTGAGGCGTTCAGCCTCTGCTTTGTGCTTCTCTGCTTCCTTGGCGACGCGCTCCGCATCTTTGGCCGCTTTCTGCGATGCCGTAAGACCGCTTGTTTCTACTTCTGAGAGCCTGTTTTTAAGGTCGTCATAGTCAGATACCTTTGCGGTCAGTTCCTCAATCTGTGCGCGGTATTGCTCTTTCGCATTGGTTTTAGATTTCTCTATCACTCCTTCGAGTAAGCTTTTCATGTCCACGTCATTGAGTTTTTTGGGTAATGATACTGTGCGGCGGGTTTTTGGGTCAACAAACTCATAAACCTCGTCTTCAGCTCCCGGCTGTGCCGTTAAAATCCATTCTGTCATTATTGTTCTACCTCTTGCTGAGTTGCTTCACCATTTAAGCTTGGTTCATCAGGTAGACGCTTGAACTCTTGATCTGCAAGAGCCTTTGCGTTTTCCTTTGGGAAAAGCATCTTAACGATCTTTTCAAGGGCGATACGTGAGAGGTCAGGCAGGGCCATGTCATAGACAGCTTTCAGCCTCATGAATTCAGCAGCGACGTCGCTCTGCTGAAATTCTCGCGTGTACTCGATCTTGATCTGGTCGTCTGAATAATTTTCGCCCATCCACTTACCTGCAATGCGAAATATAAACTTCTCGCATTCTTCAAGTGCTTGTGAACCTGCTTTTAATAGTGCTTCAGTTTTCTGAAATTCTTTGCCCATTGCTGAGCCACTTTGAACGTAGGTTTTATCTCTGTCTACGTCCATACCGATCTTGCGGAAAATCTCAAGTATGTATATATTCAGCGCCTCTTTGAATGACGATATCTCTTCGAGCTTGGCCCCGTCGAAGTATGGCCCTTTACCTGCATTAGCATTGAACGCGACAATAGGCGAATCGGAAAGCCCCTTTTTTGTGACTTCTTCGGGCAGGTCGTCTTTTGACATTACCGGGAAAAACAAGCTCTTGAACGTACCACTGGCGAGCATCTCTTCAAGATAGCTCATCACGTTATAGACCGCTTTTGACAAGATAGCTATGTCTTCCATCGGCGAGTCTGAAATGAAGTCGTCTTCAATATCTCTGAAATTGACAAAATGAAAGGGCACCTCGCGGATATTGTGGGGCACTGGCTCTTGTGGTATGACGCCATTCTTTACCTCTCCTTTGATCTCAAAGTCTTGATAATAAGAACGAGTCCATAGGCGATAAATCTTTTTATATTCAGCTTTCTCAACCGGCGACGCTTTAACTGTGCGTGAATCGTCTAGCAATACCCATTCGAGATTCATCATCTCATCACAGGCAAAGTCGCGAATTTGCCAAGGGGTATAGATACAGGCATACGGCTGCACCTTAGCTGCGAGTCTGTCAGCCTCTGTTCTTATGACGTTCGGGTCGAACGCTGGCGAGTCTACTAAAACGCCCACGGTGTAGCTTTGCGCCTGTGTCGCTACAGCCTGCATAAATGCGTCTATACTCTTGCGCTTTGACGCCTTCTTTTCGATTGGCTTTAGCTTTTCAGGTATCTTGCGAGATACAGGCTGAGCCCACAGAAAGCCCGTGAGCAGGTCGACGATTGGCTGTAGAAAGTTTATGTATACTGAACGCTTTTTACGCTTGTCGTATGCCTTCGTCCATTCGCGTTCGTATTGTTCAAGGTGAGATTTAGAGACGTATTCATAACCGCCTCTGTAAGAGTCAGAGAGCAAACGGTAAATAGAGTCTTTCGACTCTAATTTAGCGTTGCGCCGGGTTCGTATAATGTCGTATGCGTCTTGCACTTGTCATTTTTGGATACCTTCCCAGTTAATAGGGCGTTAGCTTATTGCTTTTGGCCCGTCAATCATATTTTCATTCAGCGCGTATAAACATAGGCTTAGGCGGTGGGGCTGAAAACCTTTTGTACATATATCGTAAACTATCGATGGCATGATCTTTTTCCTTCACGGGTTCATCTTTCTTGCTCGACTCTTTCCACTGGTATGAATAGATTTCGTCTATCAGATTCGTGCAGCGCCGATTGATTAGCACCTTGCCCCGGTTGAACGCGTCATAGAGCTGATTGATACCTGAAGCGACGTCTTTATCTGCTTTCTCGGTAGGGATTCCGGCATCTTCGAGAATCTTGCGGTCGCCTGCGTCATGGTCTGCGACTGTTGCCTCTACTTTGCGGCCTGCTGTGCGCTGTTTGATGATCTCGGCGTGTGCAGGTGTCGTAACGCCCGCCTGGTAGTGCTCGTCTTCAATGTACAGCGTTTCATTCGCCGGGTCGTAATAGGCCCAAAGGCATACAAATGGATTCGTGAACCCAAAGTCGATCGCCCTGAATAGTCTCCAGTCTTTGCCGATCTCGACCGAATCATAGACATGCTTTTCAGGGTCGAAGTTATCGAACACAAGCCCGGCAAGCTGACCGAATTGCCCATATAAAAACCGCTGCTGATCTCGCGGGCTCATGCTTTTGAGAGTCGCCAAGTAATTCGCCGAAAGGTTTGGCAGGTTATCGATAGGGTTCATTCGTAGCCACCCCCATTGATGTG